CCTTTTTGGTGAGCATATGCCGCTCGAAAATGAATTCAGCGTCTTCCCACTTGGTAGCAGACATATCCGGGAAGAAATTCCATGGGTCTACTTCGTTCGCGGTCGGATGATGATCTTCCTGCAAGCTGAGCGACCAGTTGCCGGCCTCGTCCATTATCCAGGCTTTCTTCGCCCGCCTTTCAACCATCGGCCCCTTGATGATACCGGTACCGAGTACGACTGCATTGTGAATGATATCGCGGCAGACGCCGTTGTATTTCGCTTCGGTCAGCTGATCATTGATCTCGGACTCCATCATCAAGGCGGCCTTGGTCGCCTGCTTCATGGTTTCCTCGGCTAAATCCTTTGCCTTGAACGTCTCGCCTGTTTCCTGATCTGCTATTTCCTGCCCTTCGGGCGTTTTGATCGGTGTCTCATCGGTCAGCGCTTTAACCAGGCTTGGCACCGGAGTCGGCTTCAATCCCCAGTTGCGATCATCAGTAGGCAGGACAAGATCAGACCATTTCGATTCTGCTGTATTGCATTTTGCGCGGGTAAGGTTGACAAATATCTTGCTGCCTTTCTTGCCGGTATTAATCTTTTTCAGGGTCTCTTTGTCGTAGACGCCATTGTAATGGCGGAGATCGTCGAGCCATCGTTCCTCGATTTCCTGCTTGAGCCCAACCTGTTTATCGAACTGCGTCTGCAGTCCGTTACCAAACACCTGAATCATTTCCTCGATCTGTTCTTCCTTCTCGACCCGACTGGCTTCTTCTTCCTCAGTCAGCTCGGCCGGCTCTTCGAGTATTTCCTCGTCATCGAGTTTTTCGACTGTCTCTGGTTTGGCCATTATTCTTCCTCGCTGTCTCACGACGGTGATGGTTCGTGCAACTATACTGGTTTATACGTCATAGTCTACAGCTTCAATAGCTGCCTGAGCTTTGCGCTTTTTGAGGTTTGGCGGCGCCACCGGTTCCGCGAAGGTCAATGCACCGGCATCAAAGTAGTCAGGCGAGACCATGCCACGCTTTTTCATATCCTCTTTTTTCTCCAGCACATAACGACCAGCGCTATCGTAGCTGAAACGCGGGCCACAAAAGTCTGTCTGCAATACGTCCAGGTCTTCGATATCGACGCCACCTGGTTGCTGGAACCAGTCGCGCATGTTGATCGCCATTTCGGTGCGCTTGTTTACATACTTCAGTTCCTCAATCGCCCGCCTGCCGCTGTCTACCGCGCAGATACGGCCTTCTTCTTCGTATCCGAGCTCAGCCAGGCGGTCATACAGCCCGGCACCGAGTCCACCGATATCGATGAACATCATATCCACGTCTGAGGGTTCGCCAGTAACCGGATCCGACAGGATGCGCACGCAGATACCGGCCAGCTCCATAACCGTTTTCTTCCGGTAAGCCTTGGAACCGTACATTTTCCGGCCATTACGGTGAATGATTGCCGCCCTGTCCTTGCCGAATCTGGCTGGATCGACGCCGACTACATGCGCGCCAGTCATCGGCTTGCTTGCTTTTCTGGCTGCCAGGACTTCTTTGGGGCCGATCAGGGACTCTTCGCCGGAAGTCTGGAAGGCCTCGGCCGCGGTCATCGGGTATTCTTGCTTGAATCGCCACTCGCCATCGTCGCCGCTGGTCGTAAATTCCATGATCTTCATGCGACGCCAGTTCAGATGCTCGGCTGTTAGCCCGTCTTTCTTGAACATGCGCAGCAGATCGAACTCTTCATGGGTCAGCTCGAAGTCATCGCCGCAAGGCAGTTTGTACTCATCCTGCCAGTACCAGGGCAGGAATACGGCTATGTATTCGCTCTCTTCGCGCTCGGCCAGCTGCCACTGGGCATGAAAGTAGTTGCCGACCCCGTTTGCCGTGGACTCCAGGAATACCTCGGTATCGTCGACCATGGCCACGCCCTGCATGACTCCCATCGCGTGCGTGTCCGCGTGTGGCCAGAAAGCTACCTCTGATCCGTGAAAATACTGGGTGGTGCTCGATCTGCCGACCGCCTTGGTGCCGGCAGTACCAACAGCGTAATCGCTGTCGAGCAGGTTGAACTTGAGCTCTTTAGCCGATTGGGCGCCGGTAGACGGCCTGAGCTTGGCCATACAGTTGTCGTGATAGCGCTGAGCCATTTCAAACAAGGTCTGGGTAGCCTTGTCCTCATGGGTCAAGATAAACGTGTGAGCGCCCTTACGGTGCGTTGTACGCCAATAAAAGCGGCCCTCGATGTATGTGGAGATACCCTGCTGCCGGCCTTTGAGCACGATAATCCGGATGCGCTTCTTTTCGAGCAGCTGCTTCTCGGCGATCAGGTGCAGGTAGCGCTGGGACTTGTTCAGCTGGAAGGGAACCAGGTCGCCGCCTTTCGGGCGAATCTTTAATGCGGTAGGCGCATAGAACTCGAAGTCATTCTTGAGGCGAAGACGGAATTTCCGCTCTTTCTCTACCAGAATCGGGTCTTCGACTGCTTGGCCTGGTACCGTGCTCATCCTGGTATCGCGTTTATCATGGCCAGCCAGCGCTCATGCTCGGGATCGGTAACGGTTGCCTGGATAGATGCCAGCCGCGGATGAACATAGGGAGCAGCCTTTTCAGCTGCCTGGTCCTTCCTGGAGATCATCATCTTGAGTTTCAGCGTGTACTCGACCAGATCGATCTCACCGGCCTCGAATTGCTTCTTCAAGTCGTCTGGGGTCTCGCGCAGGATGCCCAACATATATTCGAGCGGTGTCAGTTCACCATCGGCAACAAGCTTGTCAGCGATTTCTCTGGTCTTCTGGGTGGCAGCGCCTACCTTCCGACCAGAGTTATTCCTGGCGCCGCCATTGTTGGCACGCTTGTCTGTCTTGGACTTTTGATTATTTTCAATTTTCTTAACGGCTTTCTTCTTAGCTGCTTTCTTCTTTTTAGCCGTCTTCTTCTTCGGGGATTTCTTCTTCGTTGCCATGATATCTACCTCTGCGGCTCTCACGAGCGGCGTTTACTGCTGGTATTACTATATCCCCTGTTCCTACCTTGGTACAAGCATCAGCGTTCCGTCTATCTTACTGCTCTTTAAGGCCTCAACATTGTTCTTGCCGTAGGCAACCAACACTGAAGGCGCACCTGCGTTTGCTTTTGCGCGGGAACCGTCAGCATGGTGGAAATACAAACGGCCGTGGATAAATAGAATTGCATCTGCTTTGCGCCATACGTGATCAACAAACATTTCTGTTTCTGTTCTTGCAAATATCAGCGCTATTCCGTTTCCGTGCTCTGCGAGCTTTGACAGCCAGTGACCGGTTTTCTTTCCATAAGGCGGATTGAGCCATATTCTTCCCGTCCATGGATTGTTTAAGCCATCATCGTAGATCGTTAAATGATTCTTAGCCGTATCCCATGGCCGATTAACTGGGGAGCAGGGATCAAGATCGAATTCCCCCAGCGCAGAATGTAGTTCAGGCGGCGTAAGCCATTCATCTTTAAGCATCGCGCTACTGTGATGCCCGCCCATTCCCTTGGTTCGCATATTACAAGCTACCCCGGATACCAAGTGCTTAGTCGATTCAGCACATCGGTTGACGTATACCCATCCCATCGAGGCGCGTTCTCCAATACTTCCACGTTCCCCAGACTATCCCAGAGACGATTCGGCAGGTGATAGCTGATATCCCCGGTGGTCAGGCGCATGCCCGCTATGAACCAATCATCGTACATGGTTCCGTCCTCATGCCGTTTCGATCTCCACGACATACCTGGTCTGATTTTCATCAGCGCGATAAACAGCTGGTGCCTGTGTTCGTACAATTCTTTGAACGTATGGTGTCCGTCTGATATATCGCTTAGGTCAATCGGCTCTTCTCCCATCGCGTCACACAACAACAGGTATGCGCCTCCTGCCATTCCAACATGCAGACTTGCATGGGCTTCTTCCGCAGCTGTCAGTCCGGCGGCAGCCTTGGTTGCTGCCTCGAACAGTCGTTCTTCAAAGCTTTGATGCGGCTCGATCGCTACGCCCAGCTCTTGTGCCAGCATGCTGATCAGCGTTTCCCTGTCCTTACGGATATCCTGGCATTGCTCCAAGCTTCTTTCTACCTGTTTACGATCAAATTCATTGAACGCTTCCGTCAGCGTTTTAGATGCTTCGTTGAAATTACAGCGCTCTTCTTGTCGAGACACTGTTCCCGCGCACTCCCGTTCTGCATCCCATTCCAGGTTGTGCTTCGCTCTTAGTGCCCGGGCTTCTTCTGATATGCCGTAGTTCATCAGCCAGGTATTGCGACCATCGTGGTCTACCGGTAATTGAATAATGAGACCTTCGGCGCTTTTCTGCCTGTTTAGCCCGCTTTGTGTCTCGTGGCCATTCAGCTTAATGGTAGCTTTTTCCTCGGCAGTATCTTTCCGTAATGCGTCCTGCACTATCCCGATAACCTTGCAGAGATATTCATACTCGTGGTTTGGTATCTTCGGTATTTTGTCCGACCAGTCATACATATCAGGGCCATATAGCTTGGTCATCAGTTCCCAGTCATTCCAGGGATCGTCGCGGCCGAAATGCAGTCCGGCCTTTTCGGCCTGCTCGTTTATAGCGTCTGCATCGAATACGCGGGCATCGAGACTGCTGAGGTTCTTTGCCAGGTA